ACATAGGAGGGGGTGGGTGCAACAAGGTCGGCACTTTTAGGAATGAGTTGTCCCTCGGCGTAAGAAGCCGAATAGACAAAACGGTCGCCTACACACACCAACTGAGGTAGCGACTGGGGCTTTCGTGACAATCGGGTAACAGGCAAGGTGGTGCCCGATGCAGTCAAGCGTTCGCGGTCGGAAAAGGAGCCAAACAGAGTGTTCATGTACTGATCTTCTGCTGGGTACCACAACACATCCGTTGTTTTCAGTTCTCCGTCATACATATACTCGTCATGGGCCTTGACGTTAAACTTAACCAAAGGGTAGCTCGCCGTCGGGTTTGCCGTATAGGTATAGGCATCATGAAACGAGCGAAGAGCCGACGACACGTCTATCTGTACCGAAGCTCCGTTCTCGGCAAGAACGGGCTTCGACAGGGATATAGTCTCCATATCGCCGCCACTCATGCCACACACTACATCAAGGATGACGCGATGAAACGACGGCGGCGTGCCGTAGATGCGCCGCGGCTGCACGTTAAACACAATAGGGTTGCCGTTAAGGATAGATCCGGAAGCGAGAGATATTGATGTTGCCATAATTTATCTTGTTGTTTTGTTGGTGATCATTGCTGCTTGCATATAATATATATAAGGAGATACGAGGATCAGAACGCATAGACCTCCATTTCCACCTCGCCCATGCCGTCGGTACCGGTTATCGTGGTGTTGACCTTGTTGACAAGACACTTGCGCCCTCCGATGTTCCACCACTCTTTCCAGTGGTTGGGAATGTCGGCTATCTGCGCAACCGTAGCGAGGCAGCGCACATAAAATTTCTTGCGGTTAAGCAGGAAATAGACGTTATCAACCAGGAACGTGTCTATCCATCCGCGGTTCTTGACCGAAGGTGTGCTGACCACAAGCGGACTGGCCGCCCAATCGGGCTGCACCCATGCGCGTGGAGTGAGAGAGAAATGCTCTTCGGTATCAACGCTGTTATAGGCGTAAGAATTGCCGTAGTTGTCAATTGAGTCGGACGTAACAGCGTAGTTGCCCACCGTTGTGCGCCATTTCGAGTTGCCGAAGCCGTCATAATCGTAATCGTAGGTCTCACGGCTTGATCCGTCTCCACCTCCACGCATGATGGCGACAGTAAGACCCCAATCATACGACTGCAAGGGCGAGTTTCCGTCATCGGTCTTCGAGGGGTCATAACTCTCACGCAGCGACAGCACCTCGGTGACGTAGAAGTCGGCAACGGTAGAGGAGAGCGGGTTCTTGATATACTGCTCCACAAACTCATGTTCCATGTCGGTATCTATGAACGGCACCATTACACACTCGGCTTTATTGCTGTTCACCTCGGTGGCCATATAGCCGTCAATGTTGCTACCCTCAGACGGCTGCACATCCCCGTCGGTATAGAAGAAGCGGTCGAAGCTCGCCGAGAGAGCTTTACGGTAGTTGATGTCTACAAGAGGCACGGGCACAAAGTCGGATTTATACTCCTGCACATAGTCTTCGTTGACATCAGAGCAGTCGCCAAACTCAACACCCTTGTATGCAGCTACGCGAAACAACCGCGGGCGCATGTCGTTGGTGTTGGTAAACTGAGAGTCTATCTTCACGCGATAACTGTTGCCTGTCTGCAAGTCCACGAACACATTCATCTGTCCGTTGTAGACCGTATGAATGATCTCCTTGTAGGTGAGCGACGTTACCGTACGGTCCTTCGGGTATTCAATATAGTCGTAATCGGTCGCATAGTCCTTGATGTTGTCCGTTATATTCTTCTTCTGTTCCTTGCTCTCGCTCTCGGCCGAATAGCCCACGCGCACACCCGTGATCTTCTCCGTGATCGGCACCATTGACAGAATTTCGGCGTTGAAAGGCCGTGGCTTATCGTTCTGCTTGCGGAAAACATCGCGCATGAGATAAGCCGTGACGTGCTTGCGCTCATAGTCGTAATAAAACTTTATACCAAACTGCTGCTCCAGTGAGTCGATGACCGACTGCACGTCCTCGTCAGGGAAATTTCTCTCGTTGGCATACATGTTGACCACGCTCGCGTTCATCTCGGCTGCCGTTATGTAGCTCTTCGATGTAATGCTCGCCACGCCGTCCTGTCCCACGATGGCAGTTTTCTTGCTGTCCTCCTTCATTTTTACGATCTCGGCTTTCTTGAACACCTTGTCGGGAAAGCGGTTGTCAATGTCATCGACAAAGCGGAACATGACAGGATAGTAGACAATCTGCTGCAAGGTCTTGTCTTTCGGGTTTTCCAGTTTTAGCTTGCCGCCACAACCGCGCGAGTCGAGCCAGTCGTTCACGCTGTTAAACAGATTTTCCTGCGCATCCTTGCCCGATGAGCAGGTTTTGCGGAAACAGCCATACTTTATGTCTCCCGCCTTCTTCTTGCCTGCCAACACCTCGGGATCGTTCTCCTTATAGGTGTCGCCATAATGTAGCGGCTTGGTGTCGTAGGCACACTTTGTCGTGAAGAAGCAGAGGCGTTTGAAGTCGCCGACAGCCGTGAGAGCCGAGTTGTCAAACGTCACGCCGAGATGATCGAAAAGACAGTCAAGAAAGAACAGCACATAGAAACAGATGCCCGACTGGGGACGGTCGGCATCGAGTGCCCAGATAGGACCGCAATCTTCAAACATCTCCTTGCCGTCATCCTCCTTGAGATATTCAACGAGCGAGTCGGATGTGGTGCCGTCGTCATTGATGTCGTGGTGGCCGTAGCACACGCGGGCATTGCAGAACGGTTTTACGGGATAGGAATCGCTGACGTTGATATACGACTGCTCCACCTCCGGCATGGTCACTTTCGTGCCATCAGTGTAGACGCGATCCTCTTTCTTGTAAGCCAGAAACGACGGGGTTTCATGACACTTTCCGGGGAAAGAGAAACCGAGGGCCTGGGGGGAGAACGTGCCCGACGTTCTGTAGCTGCCCACCGAACCAATCTTCTTGTTGCCCTTCTTGCCTTCATATTGCACCACCACGTCGGTGGTGTAGCTCACGTTCACGTTTACCTCGTCAATCTTCTCGCCTATAAGTAGGCTGTCATGATATTTTGCGGGAATGGGGACCTCGTTACATTTCAGGTTACTTATAAGATCAGCAAACGACTGCACGCTTGCATCGACGCTCAGGGACAGGGTGTCATCTACACGTTCGTCTTCCTGAATGACAGCAGGACCGAACGCGAGAGGCACACCGTCGGCAAGAATCTGTATGGGCATGTGCTCGTAGCTCATAGGGCGCACGGCCGAGTTGACATCATCAATGTTTTTCAAAACGTGCCTGTTGCCATCTACAGGCAACGCCACGGGATAGGAAAACATCTCCACGTCGTTGAATAGCGGATTGCTCAGTTCGAGCTGAACCGAGCAGTCTTCGCTGACGGTAAGGGGAGTGTTCTTAGCAAGTATAGTCAGTTTACTGTTCATTGTTTCTGTTTTTATATGTATTGTTTCGTGTTGCTGTCTTCATGCGCGTCACACCACGATGTGGGCGTTGCCATATAGCGTAATGTTACGGTCGGTCTTGCTGAACACCTTTGTGTCGCCGAAGGCCGATATTGTGCGATAGCCCTCGGCGTGTACCTCGCCCCCATGTGCCTCACAGGACGTGCCGTCATGGAGCCATGCCTTTGTTGCCGAAAACCGAAGACGGGAAAAGTCGTAGGCTATAACGTGACCCTTGCCGATATGTCCGTAAGCGTGTTGTCTCAAAATGATGCGGGCGTCGTCGCTCTTTTCGCTATAGACCTGACTGTGACCCCACGCCCAGACGTTAGCTGCGCCCAAGACATAACACCGGGCGTGGTCATGAATCTCAACAACATCATCGCAGTCGGTCACGATAACAAGAATGTTCTCATGAGTCACCTTGGGACATTCGTTCACATAGATGCCGGCAGCGTTCATCTCTTTTTTTAACGAAGGATATAAGGACGGCAGCTTTTCATTAATAATGTCGGCATATTTGCTTTCAACAACATCCTCCCAGTTGGCTCGCCACACAGCCATGAGCTGACTGATGTTTTCGGCGGCGAGCATGGCACGATAGCCTTCGGTGCAAGCCTTGCGCTCATGACAGGCTTCTGTACAGAGATCTTTTAACGTTTCAAAAGGGTCTTTCATCGCGTTATCGTTTTTCTATTGGATTCTTCGTTCTTCACTCTTCGTTCTTCACTCTCCACTTCTTCCTTAACTTTAAGGAGGATTGCCTCGTAGCCCTTCAGTTCGTCTTCGGTCACGATGTCGGCGTAGTTCTTGCGGAGTTTTTCTATGCGGTCGGTAAGGCCCTTCACGCGGGCTTTGGTGGATGGCTTGTCCTTGCGCATGATGTACTTAATGAGAGCGTCGGCTTCGGCTTTGTGCTTGGCTGCTGCGTCGCGGGCGGCTTTCACTTCGGGGCGGTCGTTGGCTATCTTGTCGGCTACCGACTGGGCGAAGAGAGGGTCACGGGCGAGTGCCTTGTCATAGAAGGGACGGAACTGAGCGCGTAGGTTCTGCGGTGGCACGTTGCACGCCTTCTCTATTCGGGCGATATATTCGGGGTCGCCGGTGCGTGGGGATAGACGAAGGTAAGCCTCGCCAATTTCGCGGTCTACGTTGATGTAGATGCGAGGAAGGATGTCGCTCTCTATCTTCACGGCACGGGTGGCGAGAAGGGCTATCTCTTCTTCCTTATATAAAGGTGAGAGTCTTTGTGCCTGACATTTCTCGTTGGCTTCGGCCATGGTCTTGGCTTGCTCTGCCTTTGCTGCCATCTCGTTGCGCAGGGAGCGCACGGTGTTGACTTGCTCTTGCAGACGTTCGGAGAGGAACGGTCGGAGCTGCATGAGGTTGGGCATGGTGGACGCAATGGTCTCGCCGTTGGGGTTGGCTACGATGCCGCCGTAGGTGAGAGGCTGCAAGGTGAGGTCGGGCTTTAGGTCGGGGAAGAGCGAGCGACGCGCTTCCTCAAGAGCTTTCTCCTTCTGCTGCTCGGCATAGAGCGCCTGTTCCTCCTTGGTGGGGCGACCGACGTGACGCTTTATCTCCGTGCGAGAGGTCTGCATGGTTTGCAGATAGGTGAGGAGCTGACGCACACGACGATGGTAGTCGCGGAATCGTCGGCTCTCCTTTACGAACGACATTGCCCGTGGATTCTGCTCAAGAAGAGTAAGACCACGCTCGAAGGCTTCACGCTGTTCGGAGGTGAGCATACGGGCGGAGATGGCAGGGGTTAGGATGCGGATTATTTCTTCCATAGTTATTTTTTGTTTTGCCGACGAATAACTTTAATACAGCAATGGCGACACGAATATTTTGCTGTCTGGCTGAT